AAAGACCTTAATAAATGGACAGAAGATTGGGTAAAAAAAAATATTACAAAAACATTTTCTATAGCGGATACAGATAAAACTTTAAAAGCCCTTTCCGATGATTTTAAAAAATCAAATTTGTATAAAGTAAAAGGACCTAAAAAAACAATTTTAAAATCAGGCAATTTTACATTTCCAAATATAGGAACACTATCATCAAGTTCTTCTCCTCGTTTAAATGCTTTAAACATAAATAATCTTGGACCTGCAACAAACTTAACATCCAAAGGTTCAAGTCCTACTAGTTTTTTTAAATCAATATTCTTGTCTGAAAAATTAATTAAAGATCCACAATTAAAAAATGCAGCTGCAGAGTATATGAAGTATATGTCTGAAGATAAACGTGGTATTTCATACGATGCCAGAGAAACAAAACTTAAAAACTTAGAACGTAACCCTAGATTACAAGAAGCAATTTCCCTAATAGAAAATTCTGATTTAAATTCAACAAGTAAATCTAAATTTTTTAATAGTCAATTTGGAAATGTATATCAATCCTATATTAACAAAGGAGGTGGACAAGCATATGATAAACATATTAAATTAATTGAAAAAACACTTGGTCCTAAACTTTTAAAAGAAATGATGGGAACTACAAGTATTAAAAATTTTATGTTAAATGAAAGAAAAGCTTTACAAGAAATATTTGACACGTCTCCTTTGACAAAAGGAAAAAGTGCTATGACTTCTTTGGGATATAGTACTGAACATGTATTAGGAATTGCCGACATTGCAAGAATGAAAAATAAAAAAGAAATGGCAAGAGCTTTAAATACTTTATCTGGAATGACAACTAAAAAAAATGCTTATTTAGGTAGAACTGTTTTTAACGGTAGTAGAAAATCTTTAATAAATCAAATCAATAAAGGAATTAATCCTAAAGAAAATTTAACTAAGCTTAATAAATTAATAAGTAAATACACAGATATAAAAGGCAATCCAGGTAAAATAGTTAATGGTAAATTTAAATATAATGAAGCTGCTTTTAAAACTACAACTCAAAATCAAAGATTTAAACAATACTTTACTGAACTTTACAGTATTCCAGAAGGAAAAGCAGAAATTATAAGACAAGCAAAAAATAATGCTAAACTTGCACAGTATGTAGGTATGATAGAAAACAATAGATCAAAAAGTGGTATGTATTCTTTCCCTGCTCAAATGGAAAATATTCAAATACCTGAATCAGTTAAGAAAGCTTTAAATGTTGCTGGGAAGGTTGTAAAAGTGGCTGGTAAGGCTACAGGAATTATTGAACCTATGTTTGCTGCTTATAATTTTTCTGATGCTATGGGTAAAGGAGCTAGCGGCGGTGAAGCAGGGCAATATATGGTTGAAAAGTTTTTTGAAGATATTGGAAATTTACCAGGACAGGTAATAGGAGCTGGAAAATATGGTTTAGATAAATTAAAAGGTGAGGGAGAAAAAGCAGGTCCTTTTGATTACTTAGAAACAAAACAAAAATTTGAAACACCTTATGAACTTAAATTTGCAAGAAATAAATTAGACAAAACTATAGAACAAAAATCTCCAGAGGAAATAAAAAGAAATTTAGGTCGTATTGAATTTGATACTACAGTTTTACCTAATATGACCGACGTAGATGTTATGGAAGTACCTGCATCTAGACAAGAAATAAACGATGCCGAAAAAAGCTTTAATAAGGCAAAAGGAATTGAAAGTTTGTTTGAAAAAGAAGAAGAAGATAAGTTATTGCAACGACAGGGATTATACGGTATAAAACCTTTTGACCCACAGGTGTGAACTAATTAACAGGAAAGAGATATGGCTGAAATAGACGATACATTACCCAAAGAAACTATAAGTGACGAAGCTTTTGTAGAGCAAGAAATTCAAATTCCAAATGAAGAACTAGAAACATCTTCTGAAGATGTAAATGTTACTATGGATGAAGATGGCGGTGCTGAAATAGATTTTGCTCCGGGAGCAGGAGAAGCATTAGAGTCTGATGAACATTTTTCTAATTTAGCAGAAATTATAGACGAACAATATTTAGATGAACTAGGTTCAACTCTTTACGATCAATATACAGAGTACAAAGAATCTCGTGGTGACTGGGAAGATAGTTATAGAGAAGGCCTAAGTCTTTTAGGATTTAAATACGAAAAAAGAACAGAACCTTTTAAGAATGCTTCAGGTGTTAATCACCCAGTTCTTGCAGAAGCAGTTACACAATTTCAAGCGCAAGCTTACAAAGAATTATTACCTGCAGATGGTCCAGTACGTGCACAAATCTTAGGAGATGTGTCTAACGAAAAACAAGATCAAGCAAACAGAGTAAAAGATTTTATGAATTACCAAATCATGGATCAAATGCCTGAGTACGAACCTGAGTTTGATCAGATGCTTTTCTATTTACCTCTGTCCGGTTCTACTTTTAAGAAAATATACTATGATGATTTGCTTCAAAGAGCAGTATCAAAATTTGTACCTGCTGATGATTTAATTGTTCCATACAGTGCGTCTTCATTAGAAGATGCAGAAGCAATTATTCACGTTATTAGAATGTCAGAAAATGAAATTAGAAAACAACAAGTTTCTGGTTTTTATAAAGACATAGAATTAGGACAACCTCCTGTAACAGAAAATCAATTAAAAGAAAAAGAATTAGAGTTAGAAGGAATTTCTAAAAATAGCAGTCAAGATCAATTTACTATTTTAGAAATGCATGTAGATTTAGATTTAGAAGGATTCGAAGATATGGGTCCGGATGGTGAGCCAACAGGAATCAAACTTCCCTACATCGTAACTATATTAGAATCTACTAATGATATTTTATCTATTAGAAGAAACTATAATCAAGACGATCAGCTAATGAAGAAAATAAAATACTTTGTACAATTTAAATTTTTACCTGGTACAGGTTTTTATGGTTTTGGTTTAATACATATGATTGGTGGTTTAACTAGAACTGCAACTGCAGCTTTAAGACAATTATTAGATGCAGGAACTTTAGCTAACTTACCTGCTGGTTTTAAAACTAGAGGAATAAGAATTAGAGACGATGCTCAACCAATACAACCAGGTGAGTTCAGAGATGTCGACGCTCCGGGAGGCAATATTAAAGATTCATTTATGCAATTACCGTTTAAAGGACCAGACCAAACTTTACTTCAATTAATGGGAGTAGTAGTTAGTGCAGGTCAACGATTCGCGAGTATTGCTGATGCACAAGTAGGCGACATGAACCAACAAGCAGCCGTGGGTACTACAGTTGCGTTATTGGAACGTGGATCGCGAGTAATGTCAGCTATTCATAAAAGATTATACGTAGGTCTTAAATCAGAGTTTAAATTATTAGCAGAAGTATTTAAAACTTACTTACCACCAGAATATCCTTACGATGTTCCTGGTGCTACAAGAAATGTTAAAGTTACAGATTTTGATGACAAGATAGATGTGCTACCAGTAGCAGATCCTAACATTTTTTCTCAAACACAAAGAATTTCTATGGCGCAAATGGAATTACAACTAGCGCAATCGAATCCTCAGATACATGATTTATACCAAGCGTATAGATCCATGTATGAAGCGGTCGGGGTAAAAAATATTAATGCAATATTACCTCCACCGCAACAACCCACACCTATTGACCCAGCACTTGAAGAAATTGCAGCAATGGGTATGAAACCGTTTCAAGCTTTCCCAGGACAAGATCACAAAGCTCATATTGATTCGCATTTAAACTTTATGCAATCTAATATGGTACAAAACAGTCCAGCAATTATGGGAGCTTTACAAAAAAACATTTTAGAGAGAATATCTTTAATGGCACAAGAGCAAATACAGTTAGAGTTCCAAGAAGAACTACAACAAGCTCAACAGATGCAACAAATGTTACAACAACAACCACAAAATCAACAATTGGTTCAACAAGTAACTCAATTAACTAATAAAGTTAATTCAAGAAAAGCTATTCTAATTTCTGAAATGGTTAAAGACTATATGAAGGAAGAAGAACAGATTATTAGTGAGTTAGGTGGTGATCCACTACTTAAATTAAAATCTAGAGAACTGGATATTAAAGCTAGACAAAATGAAGACAGAAAAGCTTTTGATGATAGCAGAATTAGTATAGATACTATGAAAGCTATGCAGAATCAGTCTCAATTTGAAGACAAACAACAACAATCCGAAGAATTAGCTGATTTAAGGGCTGAAACTTCGCTTACCAAACAAATAATGTCTAGTGATGCAGCTATGGAAAGACAACAAATGGCTGATAAAAGTAAACGAAACGATTTTGGTAGAAACTTTAAGAAAAATTAAGTATAATAAATCATTAAGGAGAAAATTATGGATAAAGATTGGCAAAGAGGTTCAACGTTTATGAACAAAGAAGTTAAAATCACTAAAGAACTAGGTGTTGGTAAAGACGGCTATCAAACTGGTGGAGTTACTATAGAAGCAACTAACCCACAAGAAACTCAAACTGTTACAGTTAGAGGAACTAAAAGAATGAGAGCTGACAAGAAACCTGTTAAGGCTAAGTGGTACTAATCTATGTGGTTATCGGCAATTAAATTAGCCGTTTCGGCTGGTAGTAAAATTTACGCTAACAAACAGAGAACGAAAATGGCTATGTCGGATGCACAGCTTATGCATGCATCAAAAATGGCCCGAGGTGAGGAAGCTTACCAAGGAAAACTTCTTGAATCGAGAGATTCAGATTACAAGGACGAGGCCGTTTTAATTGTACTGACGTTGCCAATTTTAGTTCTTGCCTGGGCAGTCGTAAGTGACGACCCAACCGCTCTTCAGAAGGTAGATATCTTCTTTGAGCATTTTGCGGCATTACCAAGTTGGTTTACAAATTTATGGATACTTGTAGTCGCGAGCATTTATGGTATAAAGGGTACACAAATATTTAGAAACAACGGAGCAAAAAAATGAGACAAAATGGACAAAGATCAAACGTAAGATTTCCATATGCAAAATCTGGAATGAAAAAACAAGGTGCTAATGCTAGACTTGATGAATCTTTAGGATCAAGAACAGGGAAAGAATCTACAAAATCACAAAGTTACAAATCTAGAAGAGACGAGTCTAGAGGGGCTAGCAAATAATGAATTCATCTAGAATGAATAAATTAGAAGAACTAGGAAGAGTTGATGCCGAAAGAGCTAATACTTCAAAAGGCAAAACAAATCTAAAAGACGAAAAAAAAAGAATTATTAACTCACTTGCTAATGGTGGAATGGTTACAGTTTCAGGTAGAGGCCAAGGTAAAGTTATGGGGGGTAGAAAAAAATCTACTTATATCTGTTAATGAGTATTTTTGGATTAGCACTTAGAGGATATGGTATGTTGAAGAAAGGCAAAAAAGCCTATGATACTATTAAATCTGTTAAAGTTGGAAAAAATTTAGCTAAAAAAAGAAAAGTACAAGATAGCGTAGTTAAAACAAAAGATAAAGTTATGGAATCTTTAGATACAAAAGGTAAACTAAATGTTAGAACTAAAGTTA